GCTTCAGCATCTCCGAATGTTTCGCTGTGGATACACTTGAACGTGATGTTATTGCTGGTGGATTTATCCATTGCAGCAATTATATCAGGATTGGCGGTCGTATAAAGACCCTTGGCTGATGGTGNCTGACTTGCGTTTCTGAACTCGATTAATGTCTTNACACCATTTACCATCTCATAAGTATCTAAGCTCTTGAACTCAACAGCCTGATAGATTTTTCTTACTCCCATTGTCTGATTGTTTTGGTTATTGATTATCAGGTAAAGAGCCAGGGATGCGCTTGGCACCCCTGGTCTTTTGCCTTATTGCTTACGCTTTCGGACGTATGATTGCGTGTGTGTCAGGATAACGGGTCACAATACCGGAGGTCTCTTCGATCACAACGGCATCAGCGTTCCTCTGGCCGGATTTTTTAAGGTCCAGCGTAGTGGTAGAGAGGGGCTTCCATGTGTGTTTCTCAATAAAGGCAAGGTCGAGAACAATACCATTATCATCCCATCCTGCCTGATCAAGTCCCGGGTGATGGAAGAACCTCAGTAAACCGAAGTTGGTTTCAATCTCCTTGAAGGTAAGACCATATTTCACCATGGTCTGTTTGCCCTGGATCTGTTTGATCACAGTGTCAACCTTCATAAGATTAGCCATAAGGCCATTGCCTCCGAAGAGATACCTTACCTCTGATCCGCTGTTACCGGAGAAGATTGACTTGGTTGCGTCAACAAACCATGCGTTATCAATAGTCCTGTCTGTTCCGCCAAGACCATACTCAATAGCCTTGGAAATAAACCTGGTTGTTCCGCCGGTTGCGTACCTTTCCTTGCTATTCACAAGGTCAGTAAACTGAGCCCTGACTCCAAAGAGGTAAGCCATCTCCATGGTATTCTTCATGTCTAAGATGTTCTGGGCTTCGTAATCAGTGAAGCTCCAGTCAACCTCTTTTGCATGATCTCTCTGGAATATTGATTCTTCTACCTGTGCCATGAAACGCTGCACGTAGTTGTAGCTCTTGGCAGGCAGGATTGCGTAAGGCGAAGTCTGAGCAGCAAGCTCATCCTTGCAAGGACCTACGCGCACTATGCGGGTTCCTACGGGGATTGATGCAGGTATAATCATTGAGCCTTCAGTTGTTCCCGATCCGGCAGTACCGTTGAGAGGCTGTAATTTAATAGTGCCTGCTGATACATCCTTGGATATGACAAAGCATACGAGGTCTTTGCTGTCAACACCGGTGATACCTTTTATCATGACGTTCTCATCAGCAGTGAATGTGCTGATATTGTTTACAGCCAGGTCAATAGAGGTATGACCGTCACCCGCTTTAGTATAAGCAGTCTTGACAGTATCGTACAAAGGACGGCTGTCAACGGCATAGTATTCAGTCTTCCACGACTTGATAGGAGTAGCCTTACGTATCTGCCTCATGATAGTATCAAGAGGAGTGGCCGCGGGCCTCATTTCAGTCACCAGCTTGGATACATATTCCATATCCAAATCGGCAGCATTAGCATTCACTTTGTTGGTTGTGACGGTGCCGGTGCCATCAGTACTACCTGTTACGGCAGCACCAACGGCCATCGTGACACCAGCCGCACCCATCATAAGTGAAGTGCAAAGTATCGCCACAAGCATGAATGCAAAGGCAAGTACCTTGGTTCCGATATTAAAAATGTTTGTGTTTCTCATTGTGTGTTAAAGTGTTTGTTATCGTTCTGATCCAATTATTCCGCGATCTTTCATTCTGTCGCGTAATCCTTCGAAGTACCCTCCTCCTTTTGCTTACCTGCATCGGGTGAATCGGGTGAGCTTCCGAGCCTGGGGAGTCCGTCACCGGTCTCTTCCGGTTCTTTTTCTCTCTCTGCCGTAATCTTCTCATTCCTTCCGGCAATCCTTCCCTCTTCGCGGGCATCTTTGATATCTTTGTCATAGGTCATCGCCCGGCGCATCAGCGTCAGCGTGTCCTTGGTGATCTTTCCGTTGTTGAAGTCATCGAGGACTCCCTGCATCTTTTCAAGGAATTCATCGGTGGCCTTCTCATCCAGCTTGTGTTCTGCTGCAAATGCTTCAAGCTCCTTCTCGGCAGCCTTCAGGTTGTTTGCATAAGTCGTTTCGTACTCCCTGCGTTTCTTTGCCTTCTCTTCCCTCTCGGTTTTGTTCTTGGTCCAGCCCTCATAGTCAGGGTCGCCTTCCTGGGCGGTAAAATCCTCTGCTGAGAAATGCCTCGCCACGGCCTCGCGGAATGATGCGCCATTCATCATGTCACGTATCATCTCTCCCACTGACGGCTCTGATTCAAAGAGCGCAAGGAGTTTCTGGTTGGCTACTCTGCCTTTCTCCCGGTACTCCTCCAATCCGGTTAAGTGTTCATCGAGCGCTGAATCATAATCTTCCGGCTTTTCGAATTTGCGGTCCGGGAATGCCTTGGTCAGCTTCTCGTGATACTTGTGAGGCGGTTTGACTTCCTTTGTTTCTTCTCCCTCCTTCTTCTCAGGCTCTGCGCCTTCTTTGGGAGGTTGTTCTTCTTTTCAGCTTTCTCAGCTGCCGGCTTCTTCTCGTCCTCTCCTTTGCCCTGCTCTCCCTGAGTATCCTGGGCATTTGGTGGATTCGGCTGCTACGGCGGCTTCAGCTCCCTGTGCCTGGGCTCCCTGTGATGAGGATTCTCCCCCGCTGGCTCCGGCGCTGGATGTGCTACTGCTACCTGATGATTCTGACATAACGTTCCTTCGTTTTGGTTACTGCGTTTTAGTTGTAGTTATACACAGCCAAATCTATTCAATGTGTTAATAACTGTGCGGACAATAAGACCAATAAATCGGACTAAAAAACCTATATTTACGGCAAAACGCAGCATTCATGAAATCACCCGGGGATAATGCTCTCGAAAGACGGCGTAAAATCTTTCAGGAATACGAAAGAGTAATTGCGGAACTGGGACCCGAGAGGGCTCCCGATACACCACGAAAAAAGATATACGAAAAGATTGCCGATAACCTTGGCTACGGACCTGAATGGGTGCGGAAGGTTATCGCATCCTTCTTGAAAAAGAAATGAACGCTACTGATGTTCACAATATAATCAGGGAAAACAAAGCCCGGAGAAAGGCTCTTTTTGCCCCTTATGATCCCGTAACAGGGATAGGCTCTCCTATTGAAAGAGAGTTGATAGAGTTCTCCGTTGGATCAACTGAGTTACGGTGGGGCATCCCGAAGATCATGTATAATGAGAATGCCGCACTGATTGATACTATTGTTCGTGAACACAGACTTGAAACCGTTCTGAGTCAGCACGGAATCCATGATGAGTCAGCCGTTGAGATTTTTATCCGCGATCTTATCAACCAGCGATTCCGCTATGACTTTGAGTTCTGGTCAGTGACAGCTGCCAAGATACAGGACAAAAAGACGAAACAAATAATTCCGTTCCTTCTGAATGGGCCACAGCGGAAGGTTCTCACAAAGTTCGAGGCTATGAGGACGGCTGAAATGCCTATACGAATCATCATTGACAAGGCCAGACAGTGGGGAGGATCAACCCTTGTGCAGATATTCATGTCATGGATACAGCTTATCCACAAGACACGGTGGCACTCATGTATCGTGACTGACGTGGAAGAGCAGGCCCGCAACATCCGCGCGATGTACACAAGGCTGATGGCGCACTACCCAAAGGCCTTTGGAGAGTTTCAATTCTCGCCACTTGAAGGATCACAGAAGAACCGGATAATAAACGAGCGCGATTGCGGCATCATAATTGGCTCTTCTCAAAAGCCCGACAGCATCAGGACTTTTGACCTTGCAATGGCACATCTGAGCGAGGTTTCCTTCTTTAAGACCACAGAGCTTCGCAGTGCAGAGGACCTTGCTCAGAGTGTTCGCGCTGGTGTCGCACAGGTTCCATATTCACTTATTGCTCTCGAGTCCACTGCAAAAGGCGTTGGGAACTTCTTTCACAGGGAATGGATGTCGGCCATGGATGGGAAGAGTGCCTATGTGCCTGTGTTTATTCCATGGTTTGAAATCGAGATGTACCAGAAGGATATTGCGGAAGCAGACCTGCCGGCATTTGTAAAGTGGATGAATTCAGAACCGTATGGTGCCTACCTGTGGTCGCTCGGAGCAACCCTCGAAGGAATAAAGTGGTACTTCGATTACAAGGCCGGGGAGAACTACGATGACTGGCGCATGCACTCTGAATTTCCGAGCACATGGGAAGAGAGCTTTCAAGCCACAGGAGCAAGGGTATTTTCTCCTGCTTATGTCAGTCAGGCGCGTCGGCATAAGATGGATCCAGAATTCGTTGGCGATATCCGCGGTAAAAGTCAGCGAGGCAAAGAGGCTTTGGAGGAGATTGAACTGATAGAAGCCCCGCGCGGCAATCTTTCAATATGGATGTATCCCGATAAAGATGAGAATATATCCAACCGCTATGTAGTGTCAATGGATATCGGAGGCCGCACACCGGAGGCTGACTACTCAGTGATAAGAGTATTTGACAGGTATGGAATCATGGACGGAGGAGTACCGGAAACGGTGGCAACATGGAAAGGNCATACAGATCAAGACCTACTTGCCTGGAAGGGCGCACANATTGCGAAGTTTTATAATAACGCCCTTTTCATCCCCGAGTCNAATAGCTATGACAAAAACAGCATGNTGGCCGAAGGTGATCACTTCCTTACCATCCTTGATGAAGTAGTGAAGTTTTATCCGAATATATACGCCAGGACTGACCCTGAGAAGATCCGGCAAGGTATCCCTATCAGGTATGGATTCCATACTAATGCAGCCAGCAAACCCATGATCATTGACTTCCTTAATGGAGCCTTAAGAGACGAACTATACTATGAACGTGACGACAGAGTATTCTCTGAGCTTGACACTTATGAGATCAAAGCAAATGGACGCTACGGGGCTGTTGATGGCTGCCATGATGACCTCGTGATGGCAACGGCAATAGGGCTATGGGCCTGTCTGAAGCACCTGCCGCCACCAAAGATAGTCGAACAGAAGGCAAAACGCCGGATTGGGAGAATAACTGAAGCAACGATATAAAAAAACAATTTGCAAATCATTAGCTATGAACTACTTACAGGATTTTATCACACGAGTAAAGGCCGACTGGAAGGAATGGACCCTATACCAGAAGATAGCATGGGTGGAGAGGTTCAGACAGCGCAGGGCTAAGAGAGACGTTCTACGGGATCAGGCAATGATTGATGCTGCTCTTGAGAGGGCCAGAATCAAGAATGCCAAGAACCACATGACCTATTATATCATGCGCGACAAATGGGGTGGCATCAATGAAGTCAATAAATATGAGTTGGACCTTCTCATTCACAGGAAAGTGTTTCCAAAGATGAACTACATGCAGCGGATTCAGAATACTATAGCTATTGTCACAAGCAACAAAAATACTCAGGCGGACTTTGATCGCAAACAAGCAAGTAAGAATAAGGAGGCAAACAAATGATTAAAGAGATTCAGGAACGGATAGCCGCCAAGGTTATCCTTGAAAGAGACAGGCTTGGACTGATGAATATCACAGTCGCCAAGTATCTCGACATTCATGCCGGGGAAGTCAGCTCCATTCAGAGGGAAGATAAGTATAAGTATGTGACAAANNGGAGTTGGAATAAGATCCACGATTGGTATGACTCGGGATTAACTCTTGAAGAGTGGTATGAGCGCATGAAGCAGATGGCACCTATAGGACCGGCAGAAGAACCGGAACCAATTTCTACTCCTGCTCCCGAGGTAAAGAGGACCGCAAAGCCGAAGTCTGAAGAGCCGACTGCAGACTCAGTACCGGCACCGACAAAACAACCAGAAGCTCCTGCTCCTGACCCTAAGTTCAAATACAAGAAAGAAACGGAGGTCATCCCGGCAAGCATTGAGATTACCAAACATGTGTTTAC